TGTTTCCATTAATTTCCATTCGCTCAGTTGTTTTTATTGGGTTTGGGCTTACTACTACTTTTCCTTGTTTGCTCATAATTGTTTGCAGATTTAGCCGATATTCCTCAATCTGCTGTGGATACCGACTAAACAATTAATTATTTAATTGCGAATTAAGCGTCAGAAGTCAAAATTGCAACCCCTGAAGTATCTCTGTTCTCAACTACACCATACAATAAGTCTGCTGTGGTTAAGGTTGATAGATAGTCTGGGATGTAATTTGATTGTACTCTTACTCCGTATTTGCCTGTCATTGAACCTCCTGCCATTGAACCTCCTGTTCCTATTGGCGAAGTTGCCCAGTGTAAAGCATCTTTGTGAGCTAAAGCGTTTGTTCTTCCAACTGTTCCAGATATTCTTTGAACATTCGTTGAAATGTAAACTGGAATGCCATAAAGATGTGCTGTAGGTGTTTTAGCTGATGGGTCATTAACTGGTGAGTTAACTGCCAAGCTAAACTTATCTAAATCTTGCACTTGCTTCCAAAATACATTTGGATGCATAAAGAATGCACATTCTTCTGTTGTGTCAATGTCTGCTGTTTCAAGAGCAGCTATTGCGGCTCTGATTTCACTATCAGTTGTTACTGATGTTGAATCTCCTACTACTTGGCTGAAATTGTCAAATAATAGTGCTAATGCTACTTCTAACTTCTTAGCAACAGCGTATCCACAGTTCTTAGCATACTTTTCTTGTATGTAGTAAGAATGTTTTACTTGTGCTGCTTCTCTGTCTTCAATAGCGAAGGATGCCTCATACCATTGATCTACAGACAAAGTAATCTTTGTTTCTGTAGGGTAATTTAAAGTTACGGCTGTTGCATTTGATTTCTCAGTTGCAGCAAACTCTGTCATACCAGGAGTGTATAGGTCAGCTCCTCCATTTGCTAGTTCTGGACTTCTATCAGTAAAGAATCCAGCAATTACTAATTTTGATTGATAGAAATCATTAATTCTCTCTCCCCAAACTGTTGGGATAAATGCGTCAAGAGTTGTTAATGATTCCGAATTTGTCGGAAATGCCATTAATTCTTACCCAAAGCTTCCTTAAAAGCCTCTTGGTGTTCGTCTCGTGTTGCACCAGATTGAGTTCCTTTAGGTTTCTCTTCTGTAACCCCAGAACCCTTTGAAGCACCGAGCTTAGCGTCTTCCTTTTTCTGTTTCTCTACAGCATCTTGCTGATAAATAACAAATAAAGGGTCTTTAATTGCTTCTTGCAAAGATATTTCCTTACCTTTAGCAATTATCTTAGCCTGCTCTATATCTTCATCTGATAGCCCACGAGCAATCAGTTTAAGCTCTTCTGAAAGTTGTGGGTCGTTAGGTTTATTTTCTTTAGGTTCGGGGTCTTTTGGTTTAGCTTCTGGCTCTGGCTTTTTAATCCATTTACCATCTTCTAAAGTAAACCCTTCTGCCTTTTTTGCTCTTGCGAATAATTGCTTATTCACATCTTCCGATGCAGTTAGAATTTCATCTTTAAGAGGGTTTAATCTCTCATTGATTTCAGTTATCCTATCTGCATCTGCCTCGCTATCCAAAGTTTTTAATTCTTCGTCTAGCGTGGTCTTTTCCTCTTTTAAAGAGTTGAGGGACTCATTTTCATTTGCCATATTTTTGAGGGCTTTTGGTTTGCCCTATACCGTATTTCAGGGTTCGGTTTCCCTATTAATTATTTGTAAATTTTTAACGAGATTTTAAACTCACTATCTACTTTGATTAACTTGTTTTTTCTTTTTTGGCTTTTTATCAAACATTATTTCCATATTCTTCCACGCATTATCAATAATCTCTTTGGCTTCGGCTATTGCACTTACATCCTCCTTGTCAAACATTTTTTTCAACCCTTCTTTTTCTAAAAACTCTATAAGGTAATTATAGACATTTTCGCTTGTTCCCGAATCACGATAAAATTCTTGAAGTGATTTCATATTATACTTTAGCTCCTTGGGCTTCTAATGTTAATGCTTTTGGCTTTGGAGTTTGTTGTGGTTGTTGTATTTGCTGTTCTGCTCTCATCTTGTTGCTTTCATTGATAGCCGAAGATATTTGCACTGGGCTTATTCCTGCTCCTGATAATTCTGCTATCTTCCCCACAATTAACTCTGCCAAAGGATTATTAGCCATTGCTGGATTTAATAGAGTAATCAATAAATTATTTAAACTTTCTAATGTCGCTGCCTTATTCCTCTGCTCACCTGTAATATTTACCGTTACTTTTGCTTTTAAGTTTTTATAAAAGTTCTTTGGTATATCAATAAATCTCTGACCTTTTGTTCCTTTAATAAACTCATCTGCTACTTGCAACCATTCATCGTAATCTTCCTGAGTAAGTATCTTGTCGTTTAAAATCATATCTACTGCTCTTTGATTAGCAAACTTTGCTGAAAACTTAGCGTCAATCTCTTTTAATTCTTCTGGCGAAAACTCATAAGCTAAAATATGCTCTTTTGTAAGTTTTGTTGCTAAGTGAGGCATTATCCAATCATTAAATATCTCAGTGATAAATATGCCAAACTCTTCTTGTAGTGTTTTAAATACGCTTGAGCTTTGCTGTAATACCGTTGCCTGCAATCTAAATGGTGTTCCTGACGGAGGTGTTTCTCCTCTTTGAGCTGAATAGGCTGATGTGGTCTTTTCCAACTGGTCATACCATTGCTGAATTATATTATTGTATTGTTGTAATCCACCACTTGGCAAAAGATTAACTGATGTAATTGGTTTGTTATCTTCGTGTTCTAAAACAGTTCCGTCATCCGTTTCAGTTAATAAGTTTCTTCCTTTTAGCTTCTTAGAGGCAGATTGAGTAATAACTTTGGTTGTATATTCCATTGCCCTGTACTGCTTTAAAACTGCGTCATTAGTCCAAACTTGGGCTTCATCACCCTCTTCCATAACTCCTACTCCAAATCCTCTGCCAGCTTTCAGCTTTCTCGCAAGATACTTATAAACTTTTTCTGTATCGTCTTCCCAATAAAGAGGAATAAATCCATCTATTTGAATGTTAGTTTTCTTCTCAGTTGGCAATCCAGCGACATAATAAAGCTGATAGCTAAACTCCCTTTTGTCTTTTTCAATATATTTTTGCTTATCGCAATCTTTAAAAGTAGCTTTACTAAACTCTCCCCTAATCTCATAAACAGGTATTCTTTTATTTGCTCCTTTGCATTTTTCTAATATCAAATTTATATTCTCAATATTCCATTCGGTCTTTTTTGCAATCTGCACAGGTGTTAGCCAATGAGTTTCAACTATTGCTCCATTTATAATATCAACTTGGTCTGTAATAGTATTTTTCCATTCTGGTAATTCTAAACTTAATATCTTTTTACCATCATCACCTTTCTTCTCTACTTTTTTAACTAATAAAGAACCATAGCGAGTATGTGTATCTCGCATATCATTTAGTGTTTTAGCAAAATTGACTTCTTTCATCCAAACCTGAATATCCTTGGATAATAACCAACTTTCCATATAGTGGTTTCCGTCATCAGAAGTAGTATTTATATCTTTCGTGTCTAAATCTTTTGCTGTGTTCTCTACATCACATACAGCATTAAGTATTTGCATAAATGGCTTATCTCTGCCCAACTCATCTTTTTGCCCATTCAAATACTTTGAGTTGTTATAAAACTCTATCGTTCTAATTGTTTTTTTCTGGCTGAAAGGCAAACCATCAACTAAATCAATAGTTGAGTTATAAGCTTGCTTTAATTCATTTAATGAAGTGGATATTAAACTCATCTTGAATTATTTTTAATATTTTTTTGCTTTGCCTCTTGGCGTTCTAATCTTTCAATTGGATCTAAATCTTCTGCCAATGGTAAGTCCTTTTCAAAATACATATCTTTGACTACTTTATAGTCTGCTGGATTATCTAAGCGAGGTCTATTATTTTTCATAAAAAAACAGGAGTTACCATTTCTGGTAACCCCCCGTTGGTATTGGTTAGGTTATTGTTTGAATTTTTACTATATTACTATACTACTATCACAATTTTAAAAGCGTGTCAAGTCCTTTCGTGTTTTATCACATCATCTATTCTTTTTATAACACTTAAATGGTCAAAATGCAATACTGCTGAATTTGATATTATATTTAATGTTTTACAATCTTTTAAATATTCTAAATTATCTCTATTTTGTAAACTCCAATTAAGAAAATTGGAAGTGATATCGTCTAATCCCATAACGGTAAAATCAATTAGTTTAGGTTGATTAACAATATTAAATCTTTTAATCATCTTGTTTGGTTCTTTAAGTTTTTTAATCTTGATAATAACCTGTCGGATCTCTCTTGCTCCTCACTTCCAGTATTACTTTTAACAAATGAAACCAACCCATATCGTATTGCATCTAATGTGTGGTCAAATACTTTCTCTGGCATATTAGGTTTTACAAATTCTCCATTCTTATCAGTAAGCCACAAGTAGTTTCTAAACTCTTTTATTATATTTATACTTCTCTTTGTGATTGATATTCTCTGGTCTTGAACAAGAGCTATACCATTCCTTACGCTGTCTTTACCTTTCTCTGCTCCTACAATACTTATCTCATAACTTGCTATCTCATCAATGCTCTTAGGCTCTGCACTATCGGCTATAACTACTGCTGTGTCATGTTCTTTAATTATATCTGCTATTTGCTTATTACTTAATCCTTTTTGAAATGTTATCTCGTCTAAGATATATCCACCATTATAATAATAGATTGCTACAATCGCTGTTGGATTGTTAGAGTAGCCGAAGTCTAATCCATATCGTTCTAATCTTGCTTCGTGTGG